GTTATAGAGTTAAGGGTAGTTACTACAACACAAGGTACATAGAATTTTTTAAAGTTAAAACTCCTGAAAAACTTTATCCTGAGGTGGAAAATAGTAAGATTATGAATGTCCTAGATAAAGATTTTCATGATAATTTATTGAGAAGAAAGCTAGTTGGGGTTAGTGAAAAATATTTTGAGACTGTAGTCATACCTGAGTATAATAGAGAAGTACCCATATACCACAATCCAGACAGAGCAGAAATAGTTAAACTTTTTAATACTGAATTTTCATATATTAGATTTTTATGGAATGCTGTCACTGAGGAGGATACGTATATTTGGGATGGCAGTTTAGCAACCCATGAAGATATCCTTAAGGACTCTAAATTGATAGACTTTAATGACTACTACGAGGATGATTATTTTAAAGGGATGTTCGATTTCAAATCGGGGGAATTTTTGGATTCGAAAGATGATGAGGATTCTGAGGAGTTGGGGTATTTTAGGAAATCTAAAACGGCTAAGTTAATTCTTAAATGTTATAATGCGTATAGGAATGAAGGATAATTAAAATGTTCAGTAAGATATTAAAAATATGTACTGAGGAATATTTAACTTCTGTTAAGTCCTACCACAGATTGGATAAGGAAGTTGATATTTACAAGAACCCGAATTCTTCAGAATTTAGAGAATTTATTAAAAGTGGGGTAAAGAGTGGGGATTTCAGAGATTTGACCCACTACTTTATTCGTTTTATAATAGATACAAATACGGGTACCCTGTATATATGGAATGGCAGTCTTGCCCTACATAGAGATATAATGAAATTATTGAAATTAGGGGTAAGGGGTATAGTATCGGGGAGTCTTGATAGTGAACAGAAAATTATTAATTATGACCCCCATAATAATGGTTTCAAAGACCCTGATAAAATTATAGCACAGACTAAAAAATACTTGTCACCTTTAGTAAAACTAGAATCTATCAGATACCCATCAGGAGCTATAGTTAAAGGGTATACTTATTACATAAATGGAGAATACATAAAAGACACAGAGACTATAGAGGAAGCTGTTGTTAGAGAGACTAAACCTCTAATGAATCCTTCACTACCTGAAATAAGAAAGCTTCTAGTCAACTCTGTAAAAAATAGTAAGATATATTCTAACTGGAGAAATGATGGTCAAGAAGACATTAGATTTGTTTTTACCCCCAACAACTGGTACGTGGCAGATGCCAATGAATGGATTCACGGAGACATAATTAAGGAGTTTAATATATCTTATAGCAGTAATTATGTATGTGGTGGTATAACATATGATGGTTACTTATGGTTCTATAAATACATGTTATTGGATTTTTTAAATTATCCAGTAGGAAATAGAGCATTTAAGCCCTCAGAGGAAATAATAGATTTATTTAAATCTACACATTTTTATAAGTTAATAAAACCTATAGTTACTGATATAGAATTTGAGTGATAATATGTTTAGTAAAATAATAAAATTAAGTAATAATGTAAACGAACAAAATCCTCTAGTAGGATTGTTAGCCGATGTGGGAAAGGGTGTGGCTTCTACCGTAGGGCAGGAAGTCGCTGACGTACTTGGTGGGTTAGCTACAGGATTCCTCAGAGCAGTCCCATTACCTATAGTAAGTGCTTTTTCGGATAAGATAGGAGATACTATAACTAAGAAATTCATGGATAAGATTCACGAGAGAGATGTATCTGACATAAAAAATTGGTATTACGGAAATAAGCTTTATTATAGGGAGCTTCCGAAGATACCAGTAACTTATGATGTTATTGATAGAACTAATAGATTACTAGTACCAACTTTTCAGAAAAAAGGATACTTGTTACAAGTTACTAGCAAAGTTAGAACTCCTAGCATGTATCTAGCTCAGTTATTCTTACTCCCATCTAGAAGACCTATATTAGATACTAAGAAGAATCCTAGAGTGTTCCCTGTACCCTCTAATTGGCTTGAAAATATGTCTACTGAGGACGAGGCTAGTTTTATGACAGAGTATTTAATTGATTTATGGGAGTTAAAAGTATGATGAAAAAGATTATAGATTTAGTAGAACACCTGTTAAGTCCAGAAGAATTGGACGTATTTGATAGATATTCTAAAGATACCCCGCACTATATATTAGATAATTTAATCAAGAGGGCAGAGAATAAAGGCATTAATATCTCCATATCTAGAGAAGATGAGAATAATTTTTATCTAAGTATAGGAGACAGAGAAGATAACCCCACAATTAAAAAAGTACCCAAGTTAAAAATAACAGATGGTAGCATAACATATGAGGATTTGATATAATGTGTTTTAGAAAAATTAAAAAAGTTTTAGGGGTCATGAACGAAGACACTAGCCCAGACGAAAGAAACATTAGGGAACTACTAGCAGACGAACAAAATGCTGTAAGGAAATATGAAGAATTTGCAGTATCCTCAGATAACGAACAAGTTAAGAGAGTTCTATTAGATATAGCAGAAGAAGAGAAAGTACATGCAGGTGAATTAAGAGAACTTTTGAGTATCCTAGGTTTAGGGTCAACTGAAACAGACGAGAAGGGTAAACAAGAAGTTGATGACCTATTGACTTAAATATTAAATCATGTTATAATAATTACAACAATATGAGAGATTTGTATGGCTAGATTAACTTTAGAACAGATATGGCTTAGTGCTACCAGATTTAATCCTTGGAGAAGAAATTACTCGAATAGTCCTAAGAGGCAGATAAATCAAATAGTGCCTTTTCTGGGAACTAAGACAGTTTTGATTTCTGCATCTTTTTGGGGATTAACTGAAAAAACGGTACACTCCTCAAATATTTTATTTATGAACTGTGAGATAATTGAAGAGAGACCCGAAAGTATAGTACCAGAACCAGTTCAGGAAAATCCAGAGGATACTGATTCTAATAATCCGAATGCCTTAAGAGTTCCTATTAAAAAAACTTTTGGTGGAGTGGTCAATGCAGAACAGAATTACAGTTCAGCAACCCATTTTAAAATAAACTACCAAAACAAAATATACTGGATTAAAAAATTTGATATGAAAACTCAGCCTGTGTTGATAAGATGTTCTTGCTCTGATTATTATTTTTGTTTTTCGTGGGCTAATTTTATTAACGGCATTCAATTTGGGGGTAGAGCTAAACCATATATTAGGAAGACTAAAACTTACCCTCCAAGGAATCCCCAAAATATAATGGGATTATGTAAACATACAAGTCAGATGGCACAGATGTTACAGTCTAGTGGGTTAGCTTTATAATTTAAGGATATTATTATGTCGAAGGAACTTCAATCTTTTTGTCCGAACTGTGGAGAAACTACGCTAGGAGAGGATACTTGTGACTCTTGTGGATTCAGTCTTGGTTCTGTACTAAAATGTCCACATAAAGAGGCTAACGCTATATGTGGTAAGACTAGAACAGGTTGTAGTATTAGTAATATGGATTGGGAAATTTGTGAAGTCTTTAGAGGTTCAGAAGAGTAACAATAACTTAACAAATTAGAAAAGAGAGCTTGTAATATAGCTCTCTTTTTGATATTATATTTGTGTGGGTGTCATATTTTAAGGAGAATTAATTATGGGTAATTATTCTATTGTAGAATGTAATTCATGTGGAGATATAAAATTATTATCTAATTATACACCTCTGGGGGAAGGACAATCCTCATGCGGTTGTGGCAACCCTAATGTTAGTATTTATAGCTTAATAAATGATAAGAAATTCCAACTAAGAAAAATAAAGTCTTGATATTTATATTATATTTAGAAAACTAAATTAGAGGGTTTAACATGTTGTCGTCAGAACAAAGAAATATTTTTTCAGGACTAGAGAAAGTTCTCAGAGGTAAAACAGGAGTAAACCTTAGCATAGGTATCATAACTGCGGAAAATAGTATGGGCAAAAGATTACCCGACTCTGTAAATAATAAGAGGAATGAATCACTTTTAAAAAAATTAAGGTCTAATCCAAAAGCAAAAGTATATCCACTACAAGGAAATTTTGAGGGGGTACTTGAGAATTCTTATCTTATCACGGGTATATCATTAGCTGAGTTAGAAGATATTGCTAAGGAGTTTGGTCAGTTATCCTTTATATATGGAAAAGGTATCGAGGATAATATGATATTCCACTATATGGAAGTTGATGACAAGGGTGAATATAATAGTACTCAAATAAGAAGAACCTTTGTATTTAGAGATGATGCCGAGGAGAATTATTCCTCATATAAGGGAGTAAAATTTGTAATACCTTTCTTCGATGATGATTATGTTAATAGAAGGTGGAATCAATTAACTGATGAGGATAAGGGCGGAGATAATGAAAATAACGAAGATAAAGAGGAAGAGAAGATGGAAGATACACGTTTTGGAAGAATTAGCCAATTACTTGATTCTTTAAAATTAGACGAGAAAGCAAAAGTTAAAATAAAAGTTAAACATAGTGATTTACTGGAGATACCAGAAGACAAAAATTTTTGGCAAGTTCCATTTAAGCATTATGTAGACTTAGTAGATAAAAAGGGTTACGCTAAAGTTATTAGAGCGTTGAATAACATCAAGGTTTGGGACAAAAACGAAGAACCTGAAATATCTAAAAAAGCAGATGCTTTAATGGACAAATTGAAATTGAAATTTAGACCAGAAGATTAAGATTTAAGGAGAAGATGAAATGGCGGTACGTTGTCATAATTGTAAGCATTATCAAGAATCTGAAGAAGGTAGATACCTAGGTGAATGCACCAATGAGGATGTTAATATCCACGATGAGAGGGATGTTGATTCTGAGGGAGTATTTGCAGATAGGTCAAATATAAAAGTTGGTATGAATTTTGGCTGTATTCATTTTGAAGAAGCTGAAGAGTACCCTTTTGAAGAAGAGGATGATTATCTCTAAGATGTTTAATAGAATATCCAAGCTATGTCGTACTCTGGGAGAGAGAAAGCAAGTAGGCACATTATATCACTTCACTGACCCAATGTCTATATTTCTTATATTGGATTCTCAGAAATTAATAAGCGATAGAAATGGTTTTATATCTTTCACGAGAAATAAGAATTTCTATAAAGATGCTCACTTGGCTTTTATACCCGTGGTCGCTCTTGTAATAGATGGGGATAAGTTATCAGATAGATACACTATAACTCCCTACGATTATTATTATGATAAGCATAAAATTTCCTCTAGAAAACCTAATGGTTCCTCGGAGTCGGAGGAAAGAATAAAGATAGGGGATACTCAGGGAGTTATAGACATTAAATCTCTTGTTAAAGGAATTTTAGTAGCACCCAGTGAACATTATTACAAGGCTATACACGATGACAATTTGTATAAACCTCTAAAGGATTTTATAGAAGACCCAGAGAATTTTAATAGCTTTGTAGATAAGTTAAAAACTTATAATATACCCTTAATAATGGAGAGATAGAAACATGTCATTTAAAAAAATAAAAAATATACTGGAAGGAAACTATGATAGACAGGAATATCTTTTACAGAATGCCATAGATGGTTTACATAACTCTTTAGGTATAATTGATACTATCATAAGAGACGAGAATCTATCTGACGAGGAGTCAAGTGATATTGTTAAAAGAGCTAAGGAAGTAAAAGAACATTTAATCCAAGCTATCTCCGTTGGAAGACCCCAAATGCAGGAAGATGGAACTGTGGCTGATTTAGGAGCACTGCCTAAACTTCCGCTAAGTGTTGTTGACGCAAGAGGTCAAAACTATAATCTAAGTGGTGCAGGAGCTTCAAAGAAGACCAAATCATCTAGAAGAAGAAAGAAACACGAATGTGTAGTTGATGATGAAGAATATAGATTATACAGTAAGGGAAAGGAAGTTTCTGATTCTTACGAAGACGAGGAAGAGGCAGAAGAAGATGAAAATAATTTTGAGAGAGAAGAACATGATAAGGAACTACAGGATTACTTAAAAGATAAGAAGAATAGAAATTCAGCTAAAAAGTAAAATTTTATATTATAGTTACTAAGGGATAGTTCGAGAGAACCTATCCCATTTTTGTTTTATATTATATTTAGGTTGAGGAGATATTATGATTCTTACAGATTTACTCCAGATTTTTACAGATTTGACACCTGATATTCTAGATATATATGAGGACTTGTTTGGTTTACCTTGCAATGTGTATCTCCCAGATAAGCTAGATGACATGTTTGATGACTACGGTAAGGTTAAATATAAGGGTACTCCAGATTTTTCAAATAGAAATATACTAATAGTAAATTTTATAAAACCAGATGCTATGAGGGGGAGTTTAACTCAGTTTGAGAGTTTCTTTGGAGATGACAGACCCTACATAGTAACCCATGAGCAGAAAAGAATACCTCCAAGAGCTAGGATAGATGCTTTTCTAGGGGGAGCTAAAATGTCGTTTCAAACAGAAATTGATAAAGTTGTTACGGGGGCTTTAGCCACAGATGCTAATGGTGTTATAACAGGAAATCATAGCACTATATTAATTAAACAATATTTACGTCCGCTAACATAGAGGGTATGATGTTTTACAAATTTGCAGTGCAGAGATTTTTAAATGATATGAAATTAAATTCTGGATTTAACTTTTTAAGTTTTCCAGATATAGGTAATAAGCATTATTTCTACAACATTAACTTTAGCTTTGAGGATAAAGTATACAAGAGACTTGCACAATTCATATATGAGGATAGAGGGGAGCCTTTCATATTTGCTATGTATAATAGAGGTGTTTTAAACGCAACTCCTACCCAGCCTAGACAGTTTAAAGCCTCTCACAAGAATACATCAGCGGGAGTGGCAGATTTATACACTGTTAAGAATGTTCAAGCACAAACTAATATTTGTTGGATATCTAATGACCCCTCGTATTTAATGGAATTTGAAGAATATTTCTTGGTTGCTTTTGATAGGACAAAAAGTTATCAAACTACCTATGAAGTTCCAACGGATTATTTAGATTTAGGAGTTATCTTGGGAATTGACCAAGCTAGTAAGAAATTTACCATCAACGGTGCTTTTAGTTTGGAAGCCGAAGATTCAGTACTTGTTTTGGATTCAGTAGGAAATAACGGTACTTATACGGTTGTAAGTTCTTCTGTAGTATTAGATACCACGGAGATTACAGTTCAAGAGACTATTAACTCTAATGTGGTAGGAGGCTCTACCGTAAAGCAAAACGCAATAGTACAAATACCTGCTACAATATTTTTAAAAGATATAGAATCAAATCAATTTGAAAATTATAATGACCAAACTAGAGGAGAATTAACTTTTTTAGTTACATCCTTTAACTTAGAATATCCTGTTATAAAAAAAGAAAATGCTTCAGGAGGTCTGTCAGGCATGGCTAACTCGAAACTAATAAGGCATATTAGTTTGAAAGTTAAATCCACAGACATAGTAGAGAATATGAGCATGACTTTACCGTATGATGAAATAAATATAGATGGTTGATAGTTTATATTATAAATAGGATTAAAGTATTAATTAGGAGTTATAATAGAATGTTTGAAGCAAAGATAGTTTCCAGAGCTGATTTTCCCATAAGTGTGAAAATTAAAGGGGAAGAAAAAATAGTATCTCCTAGAGAAAGTTTTTTTGTAGAGTTATTTTCAGATATTGAAGAAAAATTACACCCCATGCTAAAAGTACAAAGATTAATATAATTCTATATAGGAGAGAATAAGAATGTCCAGTCCTAAAATAAACATAAAAGAAGTAGATATTTCAACAAGAGTTCCTAGTACGTTAGGAACTTATGCATCTGTAGTCATACCAGCACCAAAGGGTGAAATAAACAAACCGATATTTATAACATCGGATACAGAATTGTTGAACTATTTTACACCAAATCAGAGAGTAGAAGTCGGATACAACATGGCTTTCTATTCAGCTTTAGCTTACTTGTCCAAAGCTAATAAATTATGGGTTGTTAGAGCCGATAATAGTTCTACGTATGGTGGACTATTAATAAAAAAAGTAGGAACTACTCTGGTTGACACACTAGTTGGAAATATAACAGATGTTGACCATCTGACAAAAACATTCACATTGGCAACAGATAAAACAGCCTCTTTTTCAGTGGGTGGTGAATTCAGCGTACAGGGTTCTACAGATAATGATGGTACTTACACTGTTGTGAGTGCTACGCTAGTATCTGGTAATACTGAGATAGTTGTAGTTGAAACTGTCACGAGTGACACAGTAGATGGCAGTATTCATGTGGATGTTTCAGTAGCTAACGCTAATAGTTCTTTAAATGTTAGTTTAGCAGACCCTGAAGCATACTCTTTTAACCCAGAAGATTTATTGTTGATAACAGGAGCTAATCAAGGTTCTTGGGCTAATGATATTGGTATAAAATTGTTTACTTATGCGAGTAGTCCAGATGTAGTTAAAGAACCTAATGCTTTTCAAATTCAAGTTTATAAGATATCAACAGGAGAACTCTTAGAAACACATACATGTTCTAGAGATATTAACGCTAAAGATGGTTATAGTAAAAATATCTACGTTGAAGATGTATTAAAAAGTTCCAGCTATATCAGAGCCGTAGATAATACAGCGAATATAGCTACTTCCACCATGATAGAACAATCATCAGTGTTAACTCTCTCAGGAGCTACAAATGGTTCTACAGTTACAGACACTAATATGATTAATGCTCTAAATACCTTAAATAATAGGTCAGAAATACCTTTGACTGTTATTATGGATGGAGGTTGGACTACCCCAGCGTACCAGATAGCTATTGATTCTCTATGTCAAAGTAGAAAAGACTGCGTTGGTATATTGTCAACACCGTACGCTAGTGAAGATGCTACTAGCTATATGACAGACCTAGTAACTTATAGAAAAACAACACTAAATCTGAACTCTTCTTATTCTGCACTGTATACACCACATGTTAAGATAAGAGACAGATTTAATGATAGAGATATCTTTGTATCTCCTGATGGTTATGCAGCAGCAGCGATATCAGATACCTCTTCTAACTACGAAATATGGTTTGCTCCAGCAGGTTTTAAACGAGGGACTATAAATGTATTAGATACCAAGAGAAGATTTACTGAAGGTGAGATGGATTTACTCTATGATTCTGGAATTAACCCAGTTAAATTTTCAGTAGGTAAGGGTATTGCTATATGGGGTCAAAAAACATTGTCTTCTAGACCTTCTGCATTAGATAGATTGAATGTTAGATTACTTCTCGTAACTATAGAACCCGCAATTGCAAATATGTTGGAAGATTATTTATTTGAGTTCAATGATGATTTTACTAGGTTGTTAATAAAAACTAATATGGACTCCTATATGGATAACATAAAATCAAGAAAAGGTGTTTACGACTATAGAGTAATCTGTGATGAATCCAATAATACCTCTAATGATATAGACAATAACTTAATGAACGTATGGTTATTTGTTCAACCAACTAAAACGGCAGAATTTGTACAACTTTCAGTAGTTGTAACTAGAACTGGATTTGATTTAAATCTAGCTCAAAATCTATTAGGATAATATTAATAAGGAGTTTGTTAGAATGACTAGACCAGATATAACTCAAATAATAAATAATCAAGATTATGCCGTTTTGTATAGATGGGAGGTAATTTTCCCCGCTCTTCCAAGCGGTTTAGCTAATGCTGGAAGTTACTCCAGTGATTCTCTGAATGCTCGTGCTATATCTGCTGAGTATCCTAAGTTCTCTAATGACGAAATTGAGGTAGGTATCCACGGACATAAAGTTTATCAGGCGGGTATTAGAACCTATGACCCTATAACATTGACATTTGTTGAAAGCGACAACGGTATCATCGAGAGATTTATAAGAGATTGGGGCGAATTGCTTTGGAAACCAGGTACAGGAACACAGAAGAAAAAATCAGAATACGTCTGTCCTACCATAGTTCTAAGACCTTTAGCTAGTGAGAATGCTAAGATATTTGAATATACTTTAAAAAATTGTTGGATGCAATCCCACACCATAGGAAGTCCAGCAGGGGATGCAAACCAAACTATATCTCCAGAGGTTACTATCAGGTTCGATTATTTTCTAGCTGATGGACAAAAGGTATAACTTGACATTTAGATATATATATACTATAATTAGAGTAGCTGAAAAGTTACTCTAATTACGTAGGGAGATATTATGTTTAATAGGAATACCCATATCAAGACTAGTGAGGGGTGGATAAGTAAGACTAATAGAGATGAATGGTTGCCTGTGTACCAGAGGTACTTAAAATTAGGAAGTATCAAGGAGCTTGCTAGAGAATTAGGTATCTACAATGAGACGTTAAAGAAGTATTTATTTGATATTTTCTCATTTCTAATGGTTTCTAAAGAAGAGATGTATAGAAAGAGAGATGCTAGAACTAAAGAAAATTTAACAAATAAATATGGGGTAGATTGTGTCTTTAAAATTGAAGAAGTTAAGAATAAAATTAAAAAGACCCTGTTAGAAACTTACGGAGTAGACCATAATTTTAAATCTAAGGAAATTAGAGAGAATATAAAAGATACTTGTCTTAGTAGGTACGGGGATAAAAATTATAACAATAGAGAAAAATTCATAAAAACCTGCATTGACAAATTTGGCAGGGATAATTATTGTAATAAAAGTAAAAGAGTAGAAACTAACAATGTTAGATATGGGGGTAAGGCTCCCGCAAGTTCTGAAAAAGTTAGAAAGAAGATGAAAGATTCCTGTTTAAAGAGATTTGGTAAAGAGTATGCCCTTCAATGTGTAGATATAAAACAAAAATGCGAGAATACTTGTTTGTCTAGATACGGACATAGGTATGCTTTCCAAGACAAAGATATAATAAATAAAATAAAAGGGGTTAGGTTTGGTAATACTCTTCTAAGATGGGAAAAGAAGTACCTCAAAAGTCATAATTACGAGTTGTTAGATAAATTTACGGGTATTAAAAATACTGATACAGAAGGACACTATGACAGTTGGAGAAAATATTATTTTAGACATAAAGACTGCGGGAATATTTTCACAGATACTTTTAATAATGGCAGTATCATTTGTCCTAAATGCTATCCTAGGGAAGGTATTATATCTAGGAAGGAAGTCATAGTATCTAAATTATTTACGGAGTATCCTACTATCTTAAATAGCAGGAAAGTTGTATCTCCGTATGAGATAGATATCTTTCTCCCTGAATTAAATATAGGATTTGAGTACAATGGTTGCTATTGGCATAGTTCTCTATTTAAAAAAAATAAATATCATAGGGATAAGACAGAATTAGCATTATCTAAAGGAGTCAAATTATACCATATATGGGAGCATGATAACGAAGAGATAGTTAAATCTATGGTTAAATCTATTTTAGGTAAATCTGAGAATAGATATTATGCACGGAAACTTAAAATAAAAGAAGTTACTTATAAAGAAAGAAAACTATTCTTTGATGCTAACCATCTGCATGGAGATGTAAAATCATCCTTTGCATTAGGTTTATATCAAGAAGATGAATTGGTGAGTTGTATTTCTTTCAGAAAACACAAAGAAGGTATAGAGATAGCCAGATTCGCTACCAAATTAAATTCTTCTTGTGTGGGAGGTTTCTCTAGATTACTCAGACACTCCATGATAAAAATAAAAGAATTAGGTTATAATAAAATTATAACATATTGTGATAGAGATTGGACTCCAAATTATAAAGATTCAGTTTATTATAAAAACGGGTTTACTTTTATAAAAGACACAGGGTGCTCCCTGTCATATACTACCTTTAATAAAACATTTAGCAGAGAGACTTTTCAAAAACATAAATTAAAAGAGTTATTCCCTGAAACTTACTCAAAGGATAAAACAGCAGATGAAATACTGGAAGAAAATGGTATTCATTCATTATATAATTCAGGTAATTGGAAGTTTGAAAAATTTATATAACGTAACAAATATTAACATAACAGTATGAGAGAGTTTACAAAAACTCTCTCTCATGTTATTATAAGGATATGAGATTAAGAAAGGATACAAATATGTATAAGATTTATTTTATTTTTATATTTATATTCATAGCTTGTTTCAATCCATACTTATTTTTAGTGTTGGGATTTCTATTATTTTCTTACATAATGTCATATATCTCCACAAGAATACCTTCAGGAGGATACACGGTTTTAAGACCCGTGCCATTTACTGAAAATACTAACGACTACGGAAGTAACTATCACAGATATAGAATAGACTGTAAGATAAAAGGTTTTGCTCAATCTATTAAATTTGTATACGCAACTTGTGTAGTAGAAGCAAATGCGTTGGCAAAAAGTGACCCTTCAATAGAAAGGATACTAGCAATATATAGAGCTTAACTTAAGTTTTTATAGCTACCCCATAATTTATATTATATATAGGGATGAGGTAGGATTTAAGTTATGGTAGATAACAAATATGCTCCTAGACCACTAAAACTGGATATGTCTAGGATAAGTCAAGCTAATAATAGCCTTGGGAAGATAGCATCTTCGCAAGGACTTTCCGATGTTACCCATGAGATAAAAACCATACTATCCACTAACGTAACTAAAAACTCTACTCGAGATGATTTGAATACCGTTTTTGATATTACTTGGGGTGCTAAATACCTGTTTATGGCAAGAATTCAAGGAGGTATAAATAGTCCCTTAGATAATTATATATTACCTTCAAGTTCTATATCTGAAAATATTCCAGATGTTACAACAGAGGACATAAAGTTACCTGTGTGTAGTAATTTCAAGATACCCTCAGGTAAAAGTATACCTGAGATAAGTGTAACCTTATACGATACTGAGGAATGTTTGGTAGAAAAGTCTCTTAGAGCTTGGATATTACAAATTCACGATGGTACAGTATGTGGATATATAGACGATTTGTACAGAGACCTATCCATATACAAATTGAACTACGAGAGAGATATAGTTTTAGAAACTAAGTATAAAGTTATACCTAAAGGAGATATTAAGATAGATATGTCTTCAAGAGATTCTTCAGCAAGGGAATTAACAGTTAATTTTATAGTTATAGATTATTTGGGGTAATAGGGGAGACTATTAAATGGAGAATAAGTATTTACCTGAAGTTGAGATTAAAAATCTACCTTCTAAAAAGCTACAGTATCCTGAAGCTACTAGAATTTATTACAAGCCATTTACTTTAGGAGATTTACAAAAGATAAATAATTCTAATATGGATGCCATTCAATTATATGAATACATACTAGAAGGTATTAGGGTCTCAGGCATGGAAAAATCAGATTTAACTTTCTATGACACGGTGTATATAGGATGGTTGCGAAAGATAGCTAGTCTGGGAACACCTTTATTTAATATGAAAGCGTATTGCCCTCAATGTGATACCATGAATTCTAGAACTATAGAACTTAAAGATATGGAATTTGAGGATACTAAGGTACCAAGTATGCCTATTAATATTAAGATAAGAGATATTAATCTGGTATTTAAATATCTGACTATAAGAGATTATATTGACATACTTAGGCTGGATAAGATGTCTGATGTGGTACATGTTTTTGCTAAACATGTCAGTAATCTTCCATTTGAAGAAGCATATAATTTAATTTTCAGTTTAATAGGTTCTGAAGTGGATAATGTAGAATATATAAATGGTTTATTGTACCACGGACTATCTAAAGTGCCCTTCAAGTGTCATGAATGTAAGCTGGAGTATATGGTTAATCCTGCCAATTACACGGAGGCTGAAATAACAAGACCCTTTCGTAGACAGGAAGATGATATTAGAAATGAAATATCATTTGGCTAGAAATGATATAGCTAGTATTCATGATTTAAACGACATATCATATCCTGAAATAATGTACATGTGGGAATCCCTAGTGAAAGAAAAGAGTAAATAGAGAGAATTATCATGGCAATTAATGACCCTAAACAACCTAATAAAGATAATCCATTTTTGGATTTCACATCTTCGATTATGAAGATGTTTTCAGGTATGGAGCAGAGAGAGAAGGTCACTAACGATAAGCTGGATAAACTTATTAAACAGATGGTGCTTTATTACAAGTTATTAGAAAATTCATACAATAAAGATACAGTATCTAGTAAGAAAGGTAGAGAGTCTAGTTTAAATGAGGACAAAGGATTTTTAAAGTTAATAGAACTTATGGTTGACCTGAATGGCAGTTCTAAAAAAACTTTAGATAAATATGTATCTGGACAGAGATTATTGATAGACGAAAAGAGAGAACTCGCTAAATTTGTACAAGATATGAAGGAAGCTATATCTGAGAACAAGGAGCAAATAGGTATACCCATAAAAGAGATTTTAAAGAATTTTAAAAAAATAGTTAGTGATGAAAAGATAAATGATAATTTTAAAATGGATTTGTTCAGTTTTCTGAGAGATTACTCTGAAGAAGACTTATTTTTAACGAATGAACTTAAAGGTCTTCTAGATAATTCAGTGAAGACAAATAAGTTGAATGACGAGAAAATGATTAGTATTTTAATGGAACTTGATAAAAATATAGAATATTATGCACAGGATGAAAAAGAGCTTAAAACACTATCATTTGCTCCCTATAAAAAAATGGGGGTAGAACTAAAAGAGGCTAATGTATCTCTAGACGAGGTTGTGAAACTTCTAACAGAGAATCAGAGAAGTAACACTAAAATTGAAGGATATCTAGAGGATGGAGAAACTTCAGGAGGTAAGGGTAAGGGCGAGGATGCTACTTCAGCCTTAGCTAGAGAATTGAAAAGAACCACAGCAGATTTGGTAGATTTTGGTGTTGTTATGGCAGGTAAAACGGCTGCTCTAGGGATGGCGGATAATCCTGCTCTAAGAGGAGCAAGCCCAGCACTATTTGCAGGTTCTGGGTTACTCGGTAAAGGTGCTGGAGAACTCGTGAAAAATTTTAATCCCTTGACAGATATCCCTAAATTAGCTACTGCGGGAGCTGCATTAGCTCCTATTATGCCATATATAGCAGGAGCTGCTGGAGTAGCAGCCGTTGGTGTAGGTATAAATGCCTATAAAAATATGAGAAAGAGTCAAGGTATGCCTACGGGAGGTAAGATAACAGATACTTTTGGAGCTGTTAGAGGATATGATAAGAACGGTAAACCTATAATACATGGGGCTTTGGATTTAGCACAACCCTACGGAAGCCCTGTAAAATCTGCACTAGGGGGAGGAGTTGTTACGGAAGTCGGAAGTGATAAACTCTCGGGAAATTTCATTAAGCTTAAAAATCCCAATGGAACTTTAGAATCCTTCTCTCATCTATCGGGGGCTAATGTTAAATTAGGGGCTAAAGTGCAGGGGGATACTGTATTGGGAGCCACAGGAACTACAGGCAGAGTTAGAGGAGTCGGAAAAGGTCAGTCAGTACTTCACTACAAGGTTAGAGATAGTAAGGGTAATCCAATAGACCCTCAGTTAGCTATGGCAGACTACCAAAAAACAATCCCTGTTAGTAAATCCCCAAATACTAAAGAAAGTGTAACTGCCAAAGCTTTAGAAGGTTCTTCGAAAAGTAAGCCTATTATGGAACAGACACTAGGAGACGTACTTAAGAAAGCAGTAGGAAAATCTGAAACGACTATTTGGGATAAACAACAGAAATTTATGAAGGATGCTAGTAATATAGACACAACTAAATTAGCTTTAGCTAATAAGGGAGGTGTTGTAGATACCACAGATTATGAAAATTTTAAAAATAAATATAATATCAAAAATATAACACAAGACAAGAATGGTGAATACAAAGTTTTGGCTTCTGATAAGAAAACAGGAGAATTAAAGAATATGAACGCTTCAGAAGCATTATCTTACAATGTTAATGGACAGAATAAGTGGGTAAAGAATCCCGCTGATTTTATGAATATAGCTAATGAGTCTCAAGCTATGCCTACAGGCTCATCTAAAGATGTTAATGGAGGAGTTTCAGGAAATCAGACCCAATTTATTCCAGTACCCTCTCAAACTAAAGAGAAATCCACAAGAAAATTAAAGTCTGATAATGAGTTACTTAACCATCATATAGATTATGGAGATATAAATTAATGAATATATTTGATAGAATCATAAATGATGGTAGATTACAGGTTAAACTAATACTACCGAAGCAAACAGGGGGGGAGCCAGACCCTAATACTGTTATTTTAGGGTACCTTGAGGGACCTTTTGATTTTCAAAATGATGCTAATTGGTCAGACCAATTATTTGGTAGAGATTATGCCACTAAAGCTAATCAATGGTTAGCTAAGTTAGGTAGTGATATTCAGATATTAAATCACTTGGACACTACACAACAGTGGACAGGTGCAAACATTCCTACATTTAATTTAAGCTTTTATATAATAGCTACCAATAGTACTATAAAACCTACAGAGATAGTTAATAAACTATATCAAGCTATATATCCAGAGAATTCTCCAATACTGGGAGTACCCGTGGCTGTAAAGTACCATTGGGGATATCAACCTGTTAATTTGGCTCAATATGGGAATAACATAGGTATTAATAGAAAACCTATGAAAGGTACAGTTATTCTTACTATAGGTCAATGGTTTAGAGCATTAAACCTGTTAATAAAAGGATTTAGACCCGAATATTCTACTACTATAACACCAGAAGGACAACCTTCATGGGTAAAATTAACAGTAACATTGAGTCCTACAAGACTACCCTATTATGATGAAATGCAAGCTATGTTTATACAATCACCTAATCTGGAGATATAGAATAATGTTTTTTATTAACCCTGAATATATTAGTAAAGAAAGATATGACTTAGGTAAATTATTACCGTGGAAAGAAGATAACTTTGATGTTTTAGATTCTTATTTTCTTGAGAATTTTAAGAATATTCCTATAAAGGGAATATTTACAATAACAGTAGAGGAAGAAAGACCCGATTTGATATCATATCGAATATATGATACTGTGATATATTCTGACTTAAT